GCGGGCGCCGCGGGCTCCGCCGGGGCGGCCGCGGGCGCCGCCGGTGCAGCGGGCGCCGCGGGGGCCGCGGGGGCCGTCGCGGGCGGCGTTGGCGCGGCCGGCGGTGGGGCCGGGGGCCGCGGCGGTTGTACGGTGCCGCGTGTCTCAAGCGGCGCCACGCCTGCCGGCGGCTTGTCTCGCAGATAGAACGACGGAACGCCGTTAATCGTGCGCCCGGTTGGCACGGCCTCTTGATTCGGCTTTGTCCTCGCGGCCTCGGCGAGCTCCCTCGAAAGATACTCGCCCTCCGCAGGTTTCTCGGGCGTTTTGACCTCAAAGCCGCCGGTCGGGCTCGGCACGACGACGCCGCCCGTGCGTGCAGCAACGATCTGCGCCGCATCTTGGTCGAGATAGTTGCCCGCGATGTACGGCGAGCCGACCGTGACGCCGCCCCATTGCGTGCGATACTGCACTTGAGAGCCCGGCCCCGCTTGCCGCACAATCTGGCGGCCCGCGCCAACCGCTTGCCCGAGCTCCTCGTTGGAAAGCGGCACGCCAATGGCGAGTTTGGATTGCGTACGGATGGCGGGATCGTTGCTCGTGAGCCCGATCATGGTCGCCCGATCTTGCTCGGTCTTCACTTGCGAGGCGTAGTCCAGCGGTGACACGGCGGGATACCAATGGCCGCCGGTCGGCAAATATCGGACATCTTGCGGGGCCGCGATGCCCGGCGGCGGCGGCGGCCCGACAAAATCGGGGGGTTGCGCGACCTGCGCTTGCGCCGCCGGTGTGGGGGCTTGCCCCTGCCCGAGGCCCATAACCCCCGCCGCAAAGGGCGAATCGATGAGCGTCGCACGATAGCTTGGATCTGCCAACATGCGTTGCCGATTTATCAAGTAGTTGCCGAGGCCGCCCGACTTGATGGTCGTGAGCGCCGCGAGCGTGCCGACGCCGTAGCCGGCGACGTTCTTGATCGTGTCGAGGACCGGCGAGTCGCCCATCTCAGAGGCTCCCGATCACCTTTAAGAGCGACATGATTGGCCCCGTCGCCGGTTGCGCCGAGCCGCCCGGAATGACGCGCGGTCCCTGCAACGGCTGGACACCGGTCACGCCGCCCACAATCGGTTGCATGGACATGCCACCTTGCCGTTGCGAATTCATCTGGTCGAGCGCTTGCAAGAGGCCGCCGACGCCTTGCCCGAGGCTCGTCGCCGCGCTCGGGCTCGCAAACTGCTGCGGGCCATGCACGAAACCCTGCGCGACACTCGAGAGAAACCCCGGACCCGTAAACGTCGAACTCGGGCCCGCGAGCTCGACGCCAGCCGGCACAGTCTGCCCGAGCGAGGCGAGTTTGCCGGCCTCGGTCGTCGGCGCGCTAAAGAGGGATTGGATCCCTTGCCCGACGCTCTCGAGCCCGCCGAGCGCCGTCTTGCCGGCGCCCCCAAGCACGGAACCCGCGGCGCTCTCAAGGCCGCTCCCCACGGCGCCAGCGGCGCTCCCGAGTGCTGAGCCGGCACTTCCAGCGGCTTCTCCAAGCGCGCCGAGCATCCCATAGGCGCGCACGCTCGGTGGCCGCCGCCGATGATACCGCCGGCTATCGTGCGTCATATGATGTTATATCCCTTGCTCGAGCTCGCGACTTGCGGCGACGTCGCTTGCAGCATCGACAACCCCGGCGACATGCCGGCCGTGAGCAAGTTTGTGAGGTTGCCCGCCGCCTGCATAGGCAAATTATATTGCTGCATCAGCGCGTTGCCATATTGTTGCATCGCGTTGAATTGCTGCTGCGCGAGCTCGGGGCCCGTCATGAGCATTTGCGCGCCTTGCTGCGCGGCTTGGCCGAGCTGCCCCCCGCCTTGCTGAATCGCCTGCAAATACGGGAGCATAGTCTGCCCGAGCGCGGCTTGATTCTGTGCCGCTTGCTGCACGTTGGTACTCGCGCCCTCGAGCCCCTGTAAGCCTTGCTGCTGTAGGTTGCCGAGACTGCCCGCCGCGGCGCCCACGTTTTGCTGCGCTTGCGATTGGATATTGCCGAGCCCCGTCGCGGCGCCCGTCAAGCCCTGCAAGGTCGCTTGCCGTTGCGCCGCTTGGTTTTGCGCAAACTGGTAGGCCAAGTCGCGCGACACGTCGCTCTCGACTTGCGCACCGGCCCCGCCGGCCTCGAGGCCGCGGGCGGCAAGCCCGGGCCGCACTTGCGCGAGCGCGCGCCGGGCCGCCATCTGGTAGAGGTCCTCGTTGGCAATCGGCGACGCGGCTTGCTGCGCGTAGCGCTGCGCCAGGGTGAGCGCTTGGCCGGCGCCGGTTTCCGCTTGGCCGCCCTGCAAGAGGCCTTGCGCGCGGGCGAGCTGCGCTTGCGCGGCCTGCATTTGCGGCCCGGTCATGTAGCCTTGCGCGGCCGTCAAGGCTTGCTGCGCGCCCGCCGTGCCCTGCGCGGCGGTTTGCTGCAAGCCCGGGAGCATTGCCGACGCTTGCCCATAGAGGTTTTGCGCTTGCTGGAGCGCGCCAAGATCAGCCTGGAACGCTTGGTTGACGCCTTGCTGATACTGCGGCATGCCCGCTTGCGCCGCCGCAATCGAGGACCGAAGTTGCTCGTATGCCGGGCCGCCCATGGCGGAAATCTGCTTGCCGATATCTTGCGCCCCGCCAATCACGCCCGGCGCGAAACCTTGGATCTGCTGAATCGCCGAGGCGAGCGGGCCCGAGGCGCGGCCGCTTTGAATGTCGCTCATGAGTTTCTGATATTTCTTGCCCTGCCCGACGCCGAGGCCGAGGAGGAGCGGGGAGAGCTGCTGACGACTGATGCGCCCGGCAATCATCTGCGGGAGGCCGCCATACGGCGACACGACCCCCGGCGTCGATTGTTGCGAGCCATACGCCCGCGTAAACGTGGGCGGCCGCGTGCGGTGGTAGCGGCGGCTATCGTGCATCATGCGCGACCTCCTCGGGGCCAACCCATGCGTCGACGTGCTCGACGGGGGCGACGTAGCGGCGCGCCGTTTCCTGCCAGCCCCGCCGTTGCCATTGCCGGTCGCCGGGCACGCTCGAGACTTCGATGTGCGTGACGCCGAGCGGGCGCACGAGGGCAAGCGCGGCCCGGATAATGGCGCGGCCAATGCCTTGCCCACGCGCCGACGGCTCGACATAGAACCATTCCACAAAGCCGACGGTCGCCGGCCGGCCGACGGGACGCGCGCATACCTCCCCCACCAAAAACCCCACGGGCGCGCGGTCGACGGCCAGCACGGCGACCAAACTCGGGTCATCCTCGAGGCGCGGCGCATAGAGCGCGGCAATTTGCGCGGCGGCCTCCTCGGGTTGAAACTGCGGATACGCGCCGGGAAAGCGCGCTTGATGCTCGCGCATGAGCGCCGCGAGCAAGAGCTCGAGGTTTCGCCGGTCGCCCGGCTCGGCGGTGCGGATCACGAGGCTCACGCGCGGCCCCCGGCAACGAGTTTCGGCCGCGGCGCGGTGCGACGGCGCCGGCGCCGCTTGCGAGGCGTCTTGACGGCCTCGAGCGGAGGAGGAGGGGCCGGCGCCGTCGAGGTCGCCGAGGTGGGTTGGTCGACGGCGGGGCGCTCAACGACGCCGGCCCGCACGGCCTCGAGCGGCAAGGCATGGTGCACGAGGAACGGGAACCATCCCCGGGCTTGCCATTGCGTATCGCCCGCGAGGGTCGCGAGCTCGACGTGCGACACGCCGAGCGCCTCGAGGTCCGAGACGCCGAGCGCAACGAGCTCGCGGGCGAGGCCGCGGCCGCGGTGCGTCGGCGCGCAATAGAGCCAATGGGCCGAGCCAAATACGCGCGGCTCCCCCATCATACGCTCGGAGATCTCGCCGCCGAGAAACCCGACCAGCTCGCCGCTCTCGTCGTCAACGGCGACATACACAAGCACGGTTGGATCTTGCTCAAGGTGCCGCGCCGCCCAAAGCGTAAACCTGTCGAGGTCCTCGGGCCCATAGGCCGGATACGCCACCGCATGCGTGGCCTCGAGCTCGGCGACGAGCGCGGCATACAGCCGACGGAGGCCGGGCACGTCGGCGAATACGGCGCGGCGAATCATGGCGGCACGAGCTCGCCCGGGTCGGCGAGCTGCAAGAGCTCGTCGAGGATGGCGAGCGCCCCCTTGTAGCGCTCGACGGTTTGCATGCTCACGAGGAGCTCGGCGTGCACGGCGTCACGCCGCGCGCGAATCGTGGCGCGCTCGAGGACCTCGAGGCGCTCGCCGCCGTTCATATCTTCCACCGTCATGCGGGCCCCGTGCGCGCTTTCCATGCGTCGCGGCATGCGTCGGTATCAAAGTCGAGGACCTCAACCGCAGCGTCGCCCGTCACGGTGACCGGGTCGCCCGAAACATAATGCGTGTGCGTGAGCTGCACGCGTGCCCATCCCGTCGGGTCCTCGGTCGTTGTGCCGCACGTCGCGCATGTAAACGTCGTCGCCATTAGCCAATCTCCTGCGCGATACAATCCCCGAAACCCGACGCGACCACGCTCGGGCTCGTCGTGCTCGCAAGTTGCACGCGGAGGTCGTAGGTATACGTCCCGGCCGGGGGGGTATCGAGATACGTGAGCGCCGGAATCGGCACGACAATCTGCCCGCCCCCCGAGCCATAATTCTGCTGGTGGAGCGTAATCTGCGTCCCATTGCGAAAAATCAGGGTCGCGATTTGGCCGTTCCCGGCCGTTGCCGAGCTCGTGTAATACAACGTGTGATTCATCACGAGGAGCACGGCGCCCCCACGGGTCGTGATGGCGGGCAACGTATACACGAGGACCGGCGTGTTATAGGTGCTCGTCGAAAATCCCCCCGGCGAGACATGTTGCCGGGCGCCGGTCGCCGCCCCGCCGCTCAATTTCCCCGTGATGGTGAGGTTCCCTGCGTTATCCAACCAAAGGGGCACCGTCACGGTGCCCGAGGCTGCATTCGCGGCTCGATGGACGAACTGCGCGACATCGCTGGCGGCCTGCGCCGAGAGCTGGAGCACCCACGACGGTTTCGTCGCATCGACCAGCACCCACGGGTTATTGAGGAGGAGAGACACCACGGGCAAGGTATCGCATGCAATCGCGCCCTTCCCGCCGAATAAGAATTGTGGAAAGGCTGTATTCGGTACCGACACGGCCTTATTGGTATCGAACGGGACAACCGCGTTGCCGGAGGTCGTCCACAATTTCGCGTCGGGGCCCAGTTTCGCGAGCGTGACCGCGCCGTCGGCAAGTTTCGGCGTTGTGACCGCAAGGTTCGCAAGGTCGCCCGTCGCCACGCCGAGGTCGGCGAGCTCGCGCGTGCCGATTTGATTCGGCGCAATCTTGTCGGCGGTAATAGACCCGGCGGCAATGTTGACGGTATCGACGCCACCGTTCCATGCGGCATAGATGACGTCTAAATCCGCGTCGACCTCGGCCGCGAGAATGCCCGTGTACCCTTGGGCAACCTTGCCCTGATACGTCGTCGCATTGCCCTGCTTGGCGGGGCGCTGAATGACGGCCATTAGCGGGTTTCCCTCGCCGACGGTTGCACGCGGAGCTCAAAATCGCGGAGGTCGCAGCGCACGGCGTCAGTATGCGCCGCGGTCACTTGAAACGCCCGCGCGCGAATCTCGGGCACGGGCACTTCCCATTCCGCCAGATTGAGCGCGGAGACAACCCATTGCGCCGTATCCCACTCGCTTAGGTCCCATATGCCGCCGACCGACGCGTTGAGCGGGAGAATGCCGCTCGCCGACACGGCCTCGTCGCCCGTCACGGTGACCGTGAGCGAGGTCGGCGCGCTCACGCGCGCAATCGCCCGCGCCCGTTTCGCGAGTTTCGGCGTAAGCGGCGCTTGCGCGTCGAGATAGGCCGACGTCCAACGCGATTGAATCGGCACGGGCGGGACGCCGTCCTCGATATAGGAATCGGTTTGGTCGAGGAGGAGGATCTGTGCCGTGACCGTCGACCCGAGCGTCGCCCATTGCCGGTCATCCTCTTGGGGGTGATTCGGCGCGCGCGTGCTCGCCGTGTACGCCGGCATTGTGTGCGGGCCCCACCAGGACGGCGGGTCGCCGAGGCCGCGGCGGAGGTCGAGCCACCATTGCACGGTCGGCTCGACGGCGCCCGGCGGCACAATCGCAAGTTTGTAAAAGCCGCGGTGGTAAACGGCCCAACACACGGACCGGCCGACGGCGGGAATCTGGCGGATCGCGTTTTCAATCGGCCAGCCAATGTCGCGCGGCTCGGCGGCCGCGGGCGACAAGAGATAGACGCTCCGCTTGCCGCAAAAGACCACGCCAACCGGCGTCGCAACAATCGTGCGGTCGCTCGGGCATCCGACCTCCGCCGACATTTGCGTGAGCGATGCACTCGCGTCGCCGACCATATCGCCTTGAAAGAGCCACGTTTGCACGGCGGTGAAAATCGCCAGCGGCGCGGTCGGCTGCATGCTGCCCGACGATTGCGGGATAACTGCAAGGGCCGTGACCGGGTCGCCCACGTCGCGCGTCAACGCCGTGGCGGGAAAAAACACGCCTTGATTAAAAATGGTTTGCTCGAGCCCGGGCACAATCACGCTCGAGCTCCACGCGCGTTGCTTCGCCGACCCGACGCCGCCGGCGCCCCACAAGCACCCACGGTGCGCCACCAAATGCGACCCGCGCCGCGTGACCGTGCTCGGAATCGGCACCGGGTCGCCGTCAATCGACGGGTCGTCATAGAGCGAGAACTGATCCGTGCCCGTCGAGACGGGCAAGCCATTCGGCGTTTGGTCGTGCGCGCCCTCAATCATTTGGTCGGCGCCGGCGACAAACAAGTGCCACAATTCGTTTGCCGCGAGGCCGCCGGTCGGCGCGCGGAAAACCAAGCGCGCGCGGCTCGTCGCCGGCGTCGTCGCGGTTTTCGTCGTCGCGAGATTCGTCCACCGTTGCGTGCTCGAGTTGTACGTGCCCCAGCGATACGAATAGGTCCCGGCAATCAAGTTGCTATTCGGGTCATCCACAAAGACGGCGGTAGCGCCGGCGTCGTTTGCGACGCCGAGCTGCACGAGGTCGATCGCCGCGGCGCCGAGCGGCACTTGTTTAATCGGGTCGGTATCGTTGCCGAAAAAGACGTTATCGCCAATAGCGGCGGCGCCGTGGCGCGGATTCGCGGTGGCAAACTTGCCATTGCTCACGGCGGCAAACGCGGCGTCGTCGATTGAGACATAAATTTGCGAGCCGCCGCTATCGCCGCTCGCCGGCGCGGCAACGGCATAGAGGTAGCGGTGTCCATCCGAGCCGGTCGTATAGATGAGCGGGTCAATGCGCATGCCGCCCGGGAACGTTTGCCATACGGTCGACCCTTGCCGCTTGGTCAGTACATAGGTCGGGTCCGGAATCCAATTGTCGCACCGCGCGAGAAATCCGAGCGGCACAAACGCCGGGTCGATTGCGAGCATGGTTCCCTGAAAGCGGCGAACGGGTATCGGCGTTTCACGGTCGGGTGCGCCCGGCATTAGTCGCCTCGGAAGGGCCGGCGAAACACGGCCGGGTCGAGCGGAATATCGGCGCGTTGTGAGCGGAGGGGCGCGGCGCCGCGGCGAATCATCCCCAGCAGATTGTCACGGGCCGCGGCCTCCGCTTGTGCGCGCGCGTCGCGCTCGTGCTCGAGCGCAAACACATACACGGCTTGCACAAGGTAATTGTGGTACGGGAAAACCGGAATATCGGCGGGCTCGTCGGCCGGCACGGGGTCGGGCGGGAGCCGCTTGTAGCGCAACAGCACGTCGATGCGCCGGCCCGTCGGGTCGGGGGCCACGGTGGCGGTGGTATCGCTCCTCGAGACGGCCCAATAGAGCGGCACGCCGCCCGTGCTCGAGCCGGGCGCCGGCGTGATGGCGGCGAGCTCCTCGGGCGAGAGCTCGAGGGCAAAGCAATTCGCTTGCGGGCTCCCGTCAATCGCCACGATTTGAAACGCGTGGTCATCTTGCGCCGTGACAAAATCGTCGGGCAAGTCGACCGTCGGGCCCGAGAGCGTGAGCGGCGCCGACACATAGAGAAACGGCCAATCGGCGAGCGTGTAGAGCTCAAATAGGTGCTGGGCGAGAAAATCGGCGGCGTCGGCGTCGAGGGCGCGATTGCCCGCGCGGTTTAACGCGAGGTCACGGATTTTCTGCCGCGTGTACCGCCCCGGCGGGATTGTCGGCACGAGTCGCGTCCTCCTCCGCGGGCGGGTCGGGCAAGCCGAGCTCTCGGCGGAGCTGCCCGACCGCGTTCTGGTACACTTGGCGTTGCCGGTGCTCGAATTGCTCGCCGGCGCTCAACACGGCGGCGTTATTGGCGTGCAAGCGGCGCACGGCCGCGTTGCCGGCGGCGGCGAGCGCACTCTCGAGCTCCTCGGGCGTGCGCGCCGTAAACGCAATCGTAACGTGCTCGCCGTCGCCCGTCACCTTGACGAGCTGCCCGGAAAAGGGCGGCACGGGCGAGCCGTTCCGCGCGGCGGGGCCTCGCGGCATCATGCGCGTTGAATCGCCCGCGCCCGCTCGGCGAGCGGCGAATCGAGGTCAATGGTCGGGTGCTCGCTCCGCCGGTCGTCCATCCGTTGCGCCTCGACGACGCGTGCCCAATGC